CTGCAACTGGAGCTGCAGATCCTTCTCCTCTATCAGACCATTCTGGATAGTCTTTCTTATAGTAACAAGGAATAACTTTGATTCCTTTTTTACCATCATACAGTTCATTCGTAACTGTATTGTATATGTTTCCAGGTTTAGCGCCTGTTACATATTTAGAATCACCTTCAGTTACCTGTGGTGATAGTTGACCAAGTATTCTGATGAAAGGTAACGCAAGATCATGTTGCGTCATGTTTTCAAAACCTTTGTCTAGATCATCTCCAAACAAAGCGACAGAACCATTAGTCAACGGTTTTTTTACCATTGCTTCATTAGCCATCATCGTTTCTCCATTATTTACGGGTTATTTTAGTTGTGTCTTTAATCCAAGTACTAAAGACATCAGAAGGCATGTCGAGCCCGGACTCGACACGCTCCTGAAATAAGGCTGTCAAAGTGTTCCAAGCTACATCAGATTTTTGATGTGGTTCAAAACCGTTTGACGCCGCAAGGTCCAACAAACGTTGTGCCTTGTCATCTTCGCCACGACCGAACGTAACAGAAACATTATTTTTAATAATATCCCCAAGTCCGTTCTCACGAAGCCAGTTATACGCTGATTGTCTTCTCTCATCCTCTTTAGGGAGAGTACATCTGTATTCTCTTTTTACAGTTACAGATGATCCATCAGCAAGTTTCAAAGAGCTTAAACCTTGTTCTGCAAGCAGTTCAGGTATTACTCTAGAACTAATATCGTCAGCCATCTTCTTTAAATTATCTACATGTTCTTCAGCACGTTCAATATCATCTTGTAAAGCTTTAAGCTTTTGACATTGGTCTGCTATTGTTGTTACTTCTACATTGTCTAAAAGATCTGTTGAATCTTCTAGCATCATATTTTTTACATCGTCACTCATAGTTATCCTTTCTGATAGAGATCGAATTCAATTGGGTAATATTTAAACTCTCTACGATCCCATTTCAAGAGGTTAAATTGGCCATTGGTCATATCACTCGCGATTGCACAGGAAATACCAATGACCGCCGGATCTCCTGTAAGCAATATATAGTCTTGCTTCGTAAAATCTTTCAAGTTCTTTCGCATTTTAAATACGAAAGGTGAAGCATTAAATGCTACTTGATCAAAGTAGGCAAGACATATAACTAAATATCCAAAATTGGAAGCGCTTAATATATTTATATTAGCTGGTGGATGTTGTAATACATACACAAAGCTTTCTTTAGGGTTATCTTTTTTAAAGTCTAAAAATTCTATAAGACTTTTATCTTTATATAATTCAAATATTTTATTTTTCATTCTATTTTCTCTCTTGACAAATCATATAATGATCTTTATTTAATATGTCAATAGAAAGAATTTAATTATTTATGGATATTAGAAAATATAGGTTTAAAACAAAACCGTATGAGCATCAATTAATTGCATTAGAAAAATCTTGGGACAAACAAGAGTATGCATATTTTATGGAAATGGGAACTGGTAAATCTAAAGTTCTTATTGATAATATTGGAATACTTTATGATAAAGGTAAAATAAATGGGGTATTAATTATAGCACCAAAAGGTGTATATAAAAATTGGTATTCTTCTGAAATACCCACACATTTACCTAGCCATGTAGAACACAAAAAGGTATTATGGACGGCTTTAACTTCAAAATCAAAACAAGAAGAACTCAACTCTTTATTTAAATCAGAATATATCTTACATGTTTTAGTAATGAATGTTGAAGCCTTTTCTACAAAGAAAGGTTTACAATTTGCTTTAAAATTTCTTAACTCACATAAAACTTTAATGGCTGTAGATGAATCTACTACAATCAAAACACCTTCTGCTAAAAGAACTAAATCTATATTAGCTTTAGGTAAATCTGCTTTATATAGAAGAATACTTACAGGATCTCCTATTACTAAAAGTCCATTAGACTTATATACTCAATGTGGATTTCTTGATGATGAGCTATTAGGTTTTAGTTCTTATTATGCATTTAGATCTAGATATGCCCATATGGTAGAAAGAAACTTTGGTGGTCGTAGAGTGCAAATAGTTAAAAGTTATCAAAGATTAGATGAACTATCTAGATTATTAGAACCTTTTTCATATCGTGTATTAAAAGAAGATTGTTTAGATTTGCCAGATAAAATTTATATTAGACGAGAAGTAGAACTAACTGATGAACAAGAAAAACTTTATAGCACAATGAAACAAATGGCTTTAGCTAGTTTAAATGGTCAATTATTAACTGCTCCTAATGTATTAACCCAATTAATGAGATTACATCAAATTACTTGTGGTCATTTCAAATCTGATGATGGAAAAATTCAAGAACTTAAAAATAATAGAATAGAAGAACTAATGTCTATTCTTGATGAAACAGAAGGCAAAGCAATTATATGGGCTAACTATATTTATGATATTGAACGTATTGTTGAAGCTATTAAAAAACAATATGGAGATGATTCTGTTGTACAATACTATGGTGCAATTAATACAGATGAAAGACAAAAGAATATAGAACGTTTCCAAAATCCACTATCCCCGTTCCGATTTTTCGTGGGCAACCCACAAACTGGAGGATACGGTATTACCTTAACCGCTGCCAATACAGTTATATATTATTCTAATGGTTATGATTTAGAAAAAAGATTACAGTCAGAAGATAGAGCACATAGGATTGGGCAAAAGAAATCAGTGACTTATATTGATCTAATCGCGGAGAATACTGTTGACGAAAAAATCGTCAAAGCTCTCCGCAAGAAGATAGATATTGCTTCTCAAATAATGGGTGAAGAATTAAAGGATTGGATTTAACCAATTAACTTCTTCTTCGTTGTAAGGCATCATTTTACCTCTACTTTAATACCTTCAACTTCTTTTGGTTTTTTAAAACCAAGTTTAATTTTAAGTAAACCATCAACCATTTCAGCTTCATCGATTACTACATCAGATGCTAACTCAAATTGTTTAATGAATTTTCTATAAGCTAGTCCTTTTTGAACATAGTCTATATTTTTATCTTCAACTTTACCTTCTACAGTTAAAATACCGTCTTTTACTTCTACAAGAACGTTTTCTTTATTGTATCCAGCAAGTCCTATTTCTAGACCATATTTACCTTTTCCATATTTTACCAGATTGTAGAAAGGGAATGAAGGTATTTTAGACCAACTATCAAATATATTATCAAATATATCTTCAGTTTGTTTTACGAAATGATTATGGATTTCATCCATTTTAATCAAACCGTTATTTGGGAATAATGAATTGAATGTCATTATTATCTCCTTTGTAAGCAAGTTAATAGGTCCACCCACATGATGCAACCTAGAAGATATATAGTGATATTATTTACATTTGCAAGAGTCACAACCACAAATACCTAATGTGTGTATTTCTGTTAAATCATGTTCTCTATCAAGGAATTTGTATTCTATTTTAGTAGTATTAAAGTCTTTTTTTATCTTTTCACATATTGTTTCTGGATCAAACTCGCCACACGAATAAACATCAAATTGAAGCAAGGCGGGGTCAGGTTCGTCCCAGACGTGGATTACTATATGAGATGTTTCAATGATTGCAGCTCCAGTAATACCCCGATTCCCGATCATATGAGAATACTTCACGTATGGTCCCATCATAACCTTCATACCTATTTCTTCTATAAATTTCTTAAACCATTCTGTAAGGATAGCTTCATCCATTGGAGGATTTTTAGCTTCTGCTCGGACAATTAAATGTTTATGTACTAATATTTTATTTTCCATTCCGCGTCATACAACTTTTTGAAGTTAATGCAACAAATTATTTTAAGACAAAGGAGAATAAATTACTTTGCCATCTACCTTAGATGCTTTAAGATATTGTCGTCTATTTTTAGCTGCGGAGTAACTACAATGAATCCATCCGGAGTTAGGTTCATCAGGAGTCCAAAATTCAAGTATACATTGATCGTAGTCAAGATTTTTAACGATCCAGTCACTAACATCTTTATTAGGAAGACCAAATACCTCAAAATCTGCGGCCTCACCACGAGTATGTTGACTCTTTGAAGACGATCCTATTCTTTCACAAAGTTCCGCTGAACGATATCCAGAACTAACTGTCATGGGTAAATTAAAATTATCTCTTACTGGCTGAAGTACGTACTGACAAAGTAGTTGTAGATTAAAGATATGATCTTGGTTTGGTTCGTTTGGTATTCCAAGTCTTATTGCTTCTTGTGATTTAATTAATTCTTCTAACGTGAAGTTGTTAGTTAGTTTCATTTCATTTTTAAAACAATAGCTATAAGCGCTACGATTACTGCTCCCATACCTGTCATCATGGCCCAAAGAATTTTATCTACTTTCTTTTCAATCTTATAAATAGCACAACTCATGTGTTTGAGATGGTTGTTTTTAATTATGGATATATCTTTTTTAAGATTATCTACTCTGTTGTATAAATCTACCATATGATCCTCTAATCGCGATTTAATAATACGTTTCATTATCCTACCAATGTTACTGGTTTTGTTTGTTGATTAGCAGCAATTTCTTCTCCTAACACATCTCCTGGGAAAAGTGAAGCATATCGTTGTTGTCTATCTACTTGTTGATTTGGTAATACTGAAGTTTGATTATTTATTACTGGTGCTGGTGTAGTATCTACTCCTGCAGGTAATATATTTTGAGGTTCAGAAACACCTTGTTGTAATGGGGCTACAGGAACTTTTATTTGATCTGTAGCTAAATTTAATTTTTTATTTTTATTTATTAAATTATTAATTATTGGAAATGCTGAAATATAGGGATTACTTATAGATACATTTTCTTTTTTATTTAAATCATTTGTAATATCTTGCATTTTTTGTATAAAAAATTTATTTGGAGTATCTGGTAAATATTTACCTCTTATAACACTAGTTATAGTATTGTGATCCATTCCTTTTCTTTCTTTAAGTTTTTTTTCTATTAAATTATTAGATACCCCCAATTTTTTAGCAGCTTGAATATCTAAATACATTTCTTTCATAGTTTGAAATCTTCTAGCTTCAGAATATGTGTAATTATTAATAATATCTTCAGGAGTTACTCTTCCACCTTTTAATAAAGTAGAAGAAAATAAATTTCTATCTTTATCTAAATTAGAACCAAATTTTGTTATTTTATATTTTAAACCATCTTCTGGATCTGATTGTATTGATCTAAAACCATATAAAGAATGTATTTCATCTTTTAACTCAAATGTTTTACCATAATCATCTGATTTTCCAGCCGCTGATTTTCCTAATCTAACAAGTTGATCAAAAGATCCTGGTTTAAATGATTCAGCTAAATGATTCATTGATTTTAATATTTTAACAAAACCATCATCTTCTTCTGACCAAATTCTTTTTCCACCTTTTCCAATACCTCTTCTTAAAATTGAATCTACAAGAGCTTCTGTAAATATAGATTCATCTGAAAAAGGTTTTAATAATTCTTGCATACCTTCTATCATTCCAGATCCTAAAGCTTTTGCTAAAGATTCTTTTGTTGATTTTGTATTTGCAATTTCATTAATAACAGTATTAACAGGTCTTACTAAAGTATCGTATGGGTTTGTATAACTAAAATCTATATATTTTAAATATCCTTTATCATTTCTACCTGTTGGTATTAAAGTAGAATTTTTAGACCATTCTGGAACAAATCTTCTTAAAGCATTTAATTCTTCATCAGTAACATTATGCATTGCTTTAAATCCTTCACTTACTACTAAAGGTATTCCAGCAACAGTTGCCCCAAAACCAAAAAGTCTTCTATAACCAACGCCAGTTAATTCTTTTGAACCTAATGCCTCACCTATTTTTATTTCATTTATTGCTTGAGAAAGAATATTATTTCCAGTTCTCATCATTTCTAAAGGAAATGCAATAAAATTACCAAATGGAGATTGTCTTAATGCTTGTCCTGTTCTTCCAATATAACTATAATTAGGAACTTGATTACGAGTTAAATTTCCAGCAACTTCATCTAAAAATGATTGATATGATTCTCCAGCTATATCTGTTCGTGGAGCCATTTGTCTTAAAAATTTTCCTTGTTCGGTTTGTTCTGATAAAAGTTTTAAATAATTATTTTTATTAATACCCATTTTTTCAAATACTTTTTCATATCTATTTCTTTCAATTCCCCAATTAATAGTTTTAAAATAATCATCTTCCGCAACATAAGCATCATTAATATTTTTAAAACCTTTTTTAGTTTTTTCCCATAAATTTGAAAATGTTTTCATTACTTTGGGTTCAGCTTGTGAATCTGTTATAATATCTTTAAACAATCTTTGTGATTCTTTTTCAACTACGTTGCTATCAACAACACCTACCCTTAATAATCTTCTATATAATTCTTTATCTTGTGAAGTCATTTCACCAAAAAAATAAGGAAGTGCTTTTTTACCAGAAACACTTTTAGCTATATCAAATATTCCCCTTCCACCTATATCACCTAAATCTTTATAGGGCACACCATTTGCACTAACAAAAGTACCCGCACCAATAAAATTTCTAATGTGTGTTAATGGAGATAAAATTGTTTTTAAAACTTGCGATGCAGCTTTTGGAACTAATATTGCATATTTATAAAATGTTCCAACTTTTGTTGTATCTAACCAATTGTCTCTAACATCAAATATTGCATCATATATTGGAGCTCTTATGTATTTACCATCTAAAGCAGATAAACCATCTACGCCATTTGATTTAACTTGTTTAAATTGTAATTTATTATCTTTATTAAAACCTTGTTTAGATAAATCTTTTCCTTCAAATATAAATTGATTATCTATTCTACTTCCTATGTTTTTTATATTTTCTGAATAACGTAAAAAAGAGTTTAAAGTAGCTTGTTTACTTACAGTATTATAAAAAGAATAAGTTGGATCTTTAATTACTCCTTCTAATTGTTCTTGCCAACGTTCTAATTTTTTTTTATCTATAATAGAAGGATCTATTTTTATTGATTCTATTTCTTCTCTAGTTGGTTTATCTAATACCGTACTAATACCATTTTTAAAATTAGGATTTGTAGGATCAATTTCACCACTTTTTCTTTTTTCTATATAATCTGTTATTTTTTCTTCAGATTTTTTTAAAATATTAGCTTGTTCTTGTGGAGACAAAACATCAACTTTTAATTGTTTTGCTCTTTGAAAAGTTTCTTGAGCAACTAAATATTTAAGAGCAACTTCTCTTTGTTCAGCTGTAACAGGATATTTTAATAATGGACTTAATCCTTCAATTTTTTGATATCTAGTTGTTAAATAACGACCTAATTGATCTTTCATTGTTTGAGCAAGTTCTTCTGGCATTCCTCTTTTTAATAAAGTTAAACTCATGTTATCAACCATTAATCTATAATTTAATATTGCTTCTTTAAATGCTATTGGATCCCCACCTACTTTTTCTATTTGATCCATAGCTTGTTTTAATTTAGAAGTTAATTGATAATCATCTATTTTAAAAATAGATTTTTCATCTAATTTTAATTTTGTTTCTTTTCCTTCTTTTATTTTATTTAAAATTATATTTTCTTTTGAAGATTCTTTTAATAAAGATTCTTCCCCTGCTTTAGAAGAAGGCGTCATTATTTCATATGAAAGTTCTAAAAATTTCTTTTTTGCTTCATCCGATTGTTTTATACCTTCTTTTGAATATAAATAATTTTTTTCAAAACTATTAAAGACATTACGTATAGAATTATTAAAATTAACAGTTGCTTCTGCTGCTAAATATTCAACATCTTTTATCGTTGAAAGATATTGTCCTTTAGCTTCTAAAATTTCCTGTGTTCCAGCACCAGCTGGTCTTAAACCATATCCAATAAATTTTTGAAACCCTCTTAATAAAGGATTAGATGAATATTCTGTTAAAGGAGTTGCAGTATCTCTTAATTTTCCAATAGCGGTTCCCGCTCCTGCTACCCCTAAATCAAATAAAGATATTTCAGTTCCAAATTTTATTCTATTTAATAGTTTTCTATATGCTTCTTCTCTTCCTTCTTTAGTTTCAGTATTCATCATTGTTATTGCATATGGTTCTAAAGAAGTTCCTTTCAACATATCTGCAAAAGTTCCAATATCTTCATCTGCAACTAATGCACCACCAACACCAGCCCCCACCAATGCACCTGTTTTAGGTCCTATTATTTTTGACCCTATGTTTTCTAAACTAAAATAATTTCCTTTTCTTTTTGCGTCTAAAGCTTGTTTAGCTATTTTAGATGCTTGTAATTCTAAGCCAACAGTAGTTCCTATTTCAGAACCTATTTTAGATAATCTTCCTATAGGAGGTATTGTTTGTGCTAATATTTTTGTTATTTTACCAATTGTTTGAGATTCAGCCGCTTCGTGAAATGGATTAACATCATCAAACCATTTTTCTATTTGAGTTGATGAATTTGTATCTCCTGTTAAATCATAAACTTGAGCACCCAAAGATACAAGTCCTTTTGGTATATTCCAAAGACCTGTTGCTACACCAGCTAGTGCTGATTCAACAGCATTATAGTCATTACTTTCTGGTTTTTTATAACCTTCAACTTCATCGGGTATTATATAAGCCATATTAAAATCTAGTTAATTTTATTAATAACCAGCTTCTCCTGGTAAATATAATTTTCCGTTTTTATATTTTCCAGCTGCTCCTGTATTAGGATCAAAATAAAATTCACCTGTTTTTCTATCTGCTTTATTTTCTGGTAATATTTTTGTAATAGCTCCCCTTGGTAATTTATATTTAATAATTGTTTCTGCTAATTGATCTAATATAAGAGGATTTTGTTTAATAGTTTTATTTTCTTTAAATGAAGGAAGATCTGCTAATTTAGTAGATAAATCATTTACTCTTAATTCCATTTCTTTTTGCATAGCAGCTGAATCAGCTTTAGTAAGTATACCTAATGCTTGATCTCTAGTATAACCTAAATTCATTAAATCTTTTAAATTTTTACCATATTGACCTAGTTGGGCTTGGGATAAAGCAGCTTGCATAGCAAGTTGTTTTGGAACCATTTCTGCTTGAGCTTCTCTTGAAAGAATATTTTGATATCCCTCTAAAGGTTTTTCAGCAGCAGATGATATAGAACCCATTAAACTGGGTTTAATTCCAACGGGTGTTGGTTTTAATAAATTTAATCCAAATTTAGCAAGTTCTAAATATTTTTGTCTTGTATATTCATCTGAATTTGGACCAAGATGTTCTTTAAATAAAGGTAATAAATCTTCATATATTGTTTTAACATCATTTTTTACAGGTTGTTGTGATAAAGTAGTAGTATCTTGATTATCTTGATTATCTTGATTATCTTGATTATTAAATTTATTATCTTGTTTATTTTTATCACCACCTGTTAAATTTTTATAAGTTTTATAGCCCCCATAACCCAATCCTCCCGCGCCAGCAATAGCAAGACCATAATCTTTTATTTTATCATAAACAGATCTTCCAACACCCAAAGCTCCACTAACATAAGGAGATACAGCTTCTTTTATAGCTGCATTTGTAAACATGCCGGGTCTTGTAATATTTCCAGGAGCATTTACAATCATGCTTTCTCCTCCTACAAATGGATCTTTAATACCACTTACATATCTTTTATATTGATCTAATACTTGAGGGTATTTACCAGCAGTTTTTAAAGCACCTTGTCCAATTCCACCTAATCTTCCTAAACCAGTTAAATATAATAATTCTGATGCATCTCTTTTAACGGGTGGATAAAGAGTTCCTTCGTTAATACGTTGTTGTATTTCATCTTCATTAACCACTTCTGGAGAAAGAAAATCAAAAAATCCTTCTCCTTTTTTAAAACCAACTCTTCCCCCAGTTGCATATCCATCATTTAATCCAGAAGTAATACCAACACCTTCGCTACTTGCAGGTCCACCTCTAAATAAAGGTCTTCTTAAAATTCTACTCATTATCCAAATATTCCTTTAGCTAAAGATCCTAATCCAATCCCCGCTCCTAGAAACTGTTGAAAAGGACTCGCTGGTTGTGCTTGTTGTTGATATGTTTGTACTTGTGTTGGGAATCCTCCAACTAAACCTGTTAACTGTTGTCCAACTAAACCATATCTAGTGTAAGGTTCAAACGCTGCTTCTTTTGCAGCTTGTTTTTGAGCATCTAATATTGATTGTTGATAAGCACTCTCTTGACCACCTAATGTATTTAATGCTTGTATTTGATTACCAGCTAATTGTTGTGTAGCTTGTCCAAGTCCTTGTTGGAATGATCCTAAACCTTGTTGTGCTTGAGCAGCAGCTAATTGTTGTTGATAAGCTTGAGCAGCTGATTGTTGTGCTTGACCAAAACCTTGATTTAATAATTGAGCTTGAAGTTGTGCTCTATTTAAATCTGATTGTGTTTGATAACCAGCTTGTTGAATTCCTTGTCTAGCTCCACCAAAAGCACCAGCACCAATAGCAGAAGCTGAAAGAGGCGCAATTCCTTTTTGTGCTTGAACATCATAATTTTGTAAAGTTGTATTAATAACATCTTGTTGGTAAGGAGACATAAATTGTTGATATGCCTGTGGTCCTGAATATTGTTGTGCTCCAGCTAATGTTTGTTGTGCTTGTGTTCCTAATTGTCCTGCTTGTTGTAAATAAGGTTGATAACCACCAAGTCCACCAGCTAATCCTTGTGCTTGTTGTGTTAAAGCAGATTGAGGTGCAATTTGTTGTGCATAAGATGCTGTGTTAATTGCAGCAGAAGTAGAAAGTAAAGGTAATAATCTTTCGCTTAATGCTGTAAGCGCACCTTCAATATAAGGTGAAGGTAAATTTTGTTGAATCGCTGTTGGTGTTGGATTTACTGCCATATTAAGCTCTAGCCTCTAAATTTTTCATTAATTGGTACATTTTTTTTGCACCTTGTTTTATATCTCCACCACCCGCATTTCTAACAGCTTTTGCTGTAAAAACAAATTCATTTTTAGAAAGTCTTGCCGGAACATCATCCGCTCGTTCTTTTTTACCTATTGGAACAAATCCACCAGACGCTCTAAAATCCATTTCATTTCCACCTAAACTCATTAAACCACCTTTAGCTTTTTTATCTTTTAAATCATAATATCTATTATAAACTGTTTCTTTTTGTGTATAGGTAAGATTATCTAATTTATCACCAAATAATTGTTTAGCTATTGCATCTAAATTAATAGGTATAGTTTTTACTCCTTGATTATTTGAACCTGCTTCATATCCAACTCTACCACCTGTAGCAAATTTAAATTTAAGAAGTGTTGTATCTATTTCGTCATTTGTGTATCCAGCTAATCCCATTGCTTTTCTTATGGCAGCTTTTCTACCTTCTGTATTAGCAACTCCCATTGCTCCTAAAGCAGCCTGTTGTTGATCATATTCATATAATGCTTTTTGTGCTTTATTATAAGCTAAGTCTCCAACAGCCATTGCTTGTCCTGGTAATGCTTGTTTAGCTGTATCTAAACTAAATAATTCTTGTCCTTGTTTTGGTTGAAAAAGATTACTTGTTTTTTCTAAACCACTTAAACCTAAATTTTGTGCTTTTTCTAAAACAGTTAAAGGTGTTCCTGAACTACTAACAACACCAGTTCCAAATTGACTTTGTAAATTTGCTGCTTCTGGTCCATATTGTGCCACTAAATTTGCTGCATCTGAAGAAGTTAAAGCTGCTTGACTTAAATTAGCTAATTCAGGGTTAGCTGCAAAATCAAGAGAAAAACTAGGAACAGCTTTTAAACTAGATAAAAGTCCTGGAGTTTGAGCTGAAGATAAACCACCAGATAAAGCTGCTAAACCTAATGATATAGGGTTTATTCCATATTTATCTGCGCCCTCTTGAGAAAGTTGAGAAAATATATTTGCACCAGCACCTACTGCTGTACTTGCTGCTGTTCCAAGTCCAAGATTAAGACCCATAGGACCTATAAGAAAAGGAGCTGCGGCTGCTAAAAAAGGTAAAGCAGGTTTAATTTCATTTGGTACAATTTTATCTAAAACTTTAGCAAATGGTTTTGTAATTTTTTTAAGAAGTCCATAAGAACGAATTCCAGATTCCGTCATTACTCCTGATCCACCGTGCGCCTTTAATAAAGCAGCTTCTTGTGGATTAATGTAAGCTAAATGTTCACCTTCTGGTGCGTGTCTGTGTAATAAATCTCTTGCTTGTTTTAAAGAGGTTAAACCGCCATCAGCGTATGTATATCTTGGATAATGCATCATAATTTAATTAATATTATAATAATTTAAGCAAGATTGCTAGTCTTGAAGGTAAGCAAAAAGAGGTAATTTACTACGATTTTATAGTAAGGTCAACAGGTTTTGGTTTGAACATCATACTTAAAGAACCTTTAAAAGCATGACCACCAAAGTGAGTTAATTCTGTAATTGCATCAGCGTATATTTTTCCACCAATATCTGTCCATAATTTACAGAAACAAATATCTTCACCTAAATAACCATTTTTAGGATCAACTCCTGTTTCAAAAAATGTATACCAATCTTCATCCATAATTTCTACTTTATTACCTACTAACTGTTTATTAACAGTTTTTTTATCTGGATATGCTTTCTTTAATTTTTCAAATGCTTGTCTTTTAATCATCATAAATCCAGTAGGACCTGCTGTAATTTCTACAAAACCATCTTTACCTAATTTAACTTCATCTTTATTAGGGAAATGTACAATAAACTGTAATCCATAATTAGCACCAAATCCTTTAACAGCGTAAGGTGTAAGAACTACTTCTTCATCTCTTTCTAATAACCTAAAGATCGCATCTGGTTCAAATCCAATATCCGCGTCTATAAATAAAAAATGCGAGCAGTCTGATTTCATAAATGACGCTACACAATTATTTCTAGCTTGCGTAACCAGTGCCATTCCTGATTGTAAGTGGATCGCTGTAGATACTTGTAATCTTGGATGTTGAGTTGATACGAATCGCATTACGCTATTCATGTAATTAGTAGTAACTTGATGCCCGAAAGCAGGAGTTGCTATAAATAATTTAATCTGCTTTTTTTTGTTCTCTGACATAATTTAAAAAGTTTTTCCATTCTTGTATTCTTGTGTTCCAAGAATAATATTTTTTATAGTATTTAGTTTGCATTTCTAAGTCATCTTTATAAAGATTGTTTTTATAATTGTCAATTACAGAGTTTAATGTCTGTGCATATCTTTCAATTAAATTATTAACACTTGAATCAAATTCAATCATTGTTGCAAATTCACCACAAGTTTCTGGAAGAGCACCATAGTTAGTAGTTACTACATGACAGCCCGCTGACATCGCTTCAATAGCAGCAAGACATGATGTTTCTTCAAATATACTTGGGTAAGCATAGATATGAGTATCTTTTAATAATTCTCTTATTTGAACATTAAGACCATAACCATGATAATTAACATTCTTTGTATTCTTACATTTTTCAAATAATGCATCAAACTTACCTTTTTCAGATTCTTCAAATGCATCACCATATATTTTAGTTGATGAAAATATATCAACCTCAAAATCATCTCTAGTTTTATTTAAGATATCAATAGCTTTAATAAAAATAGCTAAACCTCTCCATGGTGTTGAAGTATAAGCAAGTCTAATTCTACCGCCCTTATTTCTATTAATTTCTTCAAATTCATAAGTTGCGTTCTTAATAATAAATGATTTGTATTCTGGTATTTGAAAATGTTCTCTAAACTTATTGTATTGCCAATGACTAACGTAAACAAAATAATCTACTGAATCTACAAACTTACGATCACGCATGTATTGAACATTAGGTTGATCATAACTTAAATGTTGCCAAACAACATTGATCTTATCTTTTTGAATTAATTGAGGATGACAAATAGAACCAATTAAATTAATTCCTTCAATAGATTCTGAATCTAATTGACTAATTAACTGCTCTTTTAATATCTCTGTTCCACCTTTAGGAGTCATTTTATATTTCTATTTATAAACAATCCATCGACTTGAATCAAGTGATTATTTGAGTACATAAGATCAAATAGATCAACAAACCCAAAACCAAGACCATGTAAATACGATACGACTTCCTCTATTTGAGGTGCACCTTTATTATATTGAAATGTTTGTAACTCTAATAATAGATATTTTGTGTTCTTTATTATAGGTAATGCACCTTTAATAATATTAAGTTCAGATCCTTGGACATCCATTTTAATTAAATCAAATCCCTTTTCTGAACCTAATAAAGTCGGTAATGTTATTGCTTTTCTTTTCTCTGGTTTAAATTCATATTCAGTATTTTCAGGATAAATACCATTTCCTGTTGGTACACCATTTAAACATTTATAATAATCAACTTCTTCATTATCTTTTCCACCTAATAAAGCTATTTTATAATCACCTATTTCTTTTAAAATACTTTCCTTTTCTGTATTAGCTTCAATCATTAATACGTTTGCATCAGGATAAATACTTGTAAATAACTTAGCCCAATGTCCCTCATAAGCGCCAATATCTAATACATTTTTAAAATCAATGTTTAAATTTTTATAGTGATTAAATCTCTTCTCGTGCGGGTTCATTATGTTTTACTAAATAAGGGAATCGGTGGAACTATAATTTTAACGTCACGTCTTATATCTGCAGGATCAACAGTTGTATCAGCTTGCGCTTCTGCTTCATCTTTATAGATGTATCCGGTCTTTAAATTTATTATTGTGATTTCTGAATCACAAACAACTCTTATTTCTTCCATTATGACACTAGTGTTCCTCGATTCACTTCTAATATAGAAACAATCGCTGTTACATCTGCAACGTTATTAGATGATAATAACAATGCATCTCTTTCTTGTAATACTATAGGGCCATAAGCTAAATTAAAAGAAGTTTTAGCAGCTATATCATTAATACTAATTTTAATTGTTGTTGAATTAGCATAACTATAAACATAAGCAGTTACAGTATGAGTACCTGTTGAATTTGCAAATTGTATAGTTTGAATAATAGCTCTAGCTGTAGCATTACAAGTATAAACGGTTGTATTAGCCGTTGTTGTAGCTACATAAATTGCGTTCTTATATACGTTAGACATTTTTCTTTATACTCTTATAAAATACCAAGCCTGTGCTTCATTAACATCTTGCACGTCTTGTGTAAAGGTATTGTTTAATTGTAATACCATCTGCTCTAATGTTCTAATAATTTGGTCTAATTGAGCAGGTGTATATTCTGGTGTAGCGTTTGCTAATCTGGGTTGATCTAGTTTTGCCATTCTAATTTAGCTCCTTTTCTTAAATTTTCTTTTGCCCAAAGCGGTTGTAAGTTAGTATAATGAAAACATTTAAACTGTTCTTCTGGCTTAGTCAAATCAAAGGAAGCACATGGAACTACGTGATCAATATGCCATTTTTTACCATAATTATTTTTATTCATACCTAGTTTAAATTTAGATTCTAAATGAGACCAAAAATTATCAATTGATATTCCTAATAAATCTATTGTTTTTTTAGATTTTACAGTTCCTTTTAAAGCCAAATAAATTCTATGTCTTAAATTCATACGAATTCTAAAATGTATATCATTTTTAAATCTTGTTCTTACATAAGCTGCTATTTTTTTTCTTGATCTTATACGATAAGATTTCATTCTTTTTTTAATTTTATTTATATTTTTTATACGATATTCTTTAGCATATTTTTTATCTCTTTCTTTATGTTTTAAACGATAAAGTTTCATTCTTTCTTTTATTTTTTCTTTATTTTTTAATCTCCATAATTTTTTAGTTTTTTGATCTCTTTCTTTATGTTTTAAACGATATTCTTTTCTCCATTCTTTATTTTTAGAATACCACTTTTGCCAATATATTTTCTTTTTTTCTTTTTCTGTCATATTTCTAGCGAAGCCCATCAACTTGTGCATCTATACGTAATGTACCAAATCTAAATGTAGTTGCTGTTGATGTACCTGAATCAACTGTTGACATTTTAATTGCAACGGTTCTACCACGGGCCCTCATATCGACCTTAGTTGTTGTAGAATAAACTACAGTGCTTGACGCAACTCTTACAGTAGATCCTGGGTATTGTCTTACTAAAAATTCCATTTGAACTCCACCTTGTTGATTTTTAAAATCAGGAATGTAACGTTTGATAAACATAGAATCATTACTATCCCCTATAGCAAATTCTGCTGTTTGTATATAAGCAGGTAAAAATGCACCATCGGCTTGATTACCGTATTCTTGGTTATATAAAGTAGCTCTTCCAGGAGTTACACCAATAACTGTAGGTTGAGCTTGAGACGTTGAATTAACATCATAGTCTGCTGCTAATGGATAAGCAAATATATCTCTTGGAGCCCAAACAGTTCTAGCTAAAGTTCCAATCGTCCAAAGATTTTCTCTGTAATTGTAAGTTACCACTCTATTAATATAATTTGAATTTTGAGATGCATAAAACCAACTTACTTCTGCAAATTGCAGATTAACTCCTGCAAAGGTAGTTCCTTGTTCTTCATCATCTATATCGCTGTAAACATAATCTTGTACAGTACATGGAATCTGTTTCACAACTCCGTCAAATAGGAAGAATCCACCGTTCGACATCCAATAGACAACGTTCTCCGCTTCTACAGCGCAGTGTGGTGATATTGCTCCGCAGTTTGTACCTGTTTGTTTAAATGAAAATGTATACGGAGGTCCTACGAACTGCATTTGGTGAGCAGATACGTTTGTAAGTAATATTAAGTCACCTCTGGTTCTAACAGCTGTTACAACTCTATTACCTGATGATAATCTTTGAAAACCTGCGGTATTGGTTGCTGTAGGCACAAAGTCTGTAATAGATTCTTGTGAACCGAAAAGAACTGCCATCGGATCATAAGTTGTAGTTGTACCTGGTGTTGTTTCTGTTCCTAAAAATATTAAATGTCTATCACGAGAGGATACAATCATATAATTAGATTGTGTTGGAGCATTAGCAAGTAATGTTGCTCTTGTAT